CACAAAGTGTCCGGCACCTGGTGGTCCACAATGCAACCAACCGTGCTCTGCAGAGGTTTCATAACTCAATGGATTAGTGCGACGGGCAGATCCAATGCCTGGCGCAAGGGCTCTGAAGATAGGAGAGCAGACGGATACTGCAGTATTTGCACCACCAACCATAAGACAGTATCCACGCTCCAGACCGTAAACACCACCAGAAGTACCACAGTCAATATATTGGATGCCCAACTTAGCAAGCCTTTCTGCCCTCCTGCGAGAATCCTTAAAATTGGAATTGCCATGATCAATAATAATATCACCCTCCACACAAAATTGTAATAACTCATTAATAGTATCTCCTACTGTTTCTGCCGGTACAACCATCATAAAAATACCAGGTGCTCTTTTATCACTTGGTGTTGATCTTATTACTTGAACAAGGCTTTCGATAGAAGTGGTATATCCACTGATATAACCCTTCTCATATTGTTCTTCAGCCTTCTTATGATTTTTACGATACCCATGAACTTCGATACCTGCTTTTATCATTCGACGGGACATTCCTTCTCCCATCCGACCTAATCCAATAAGTCCTACTTTCATTAGTCTCCTCTATTTCTTTCTGATATTATATAACCAAGAAAAATTCCACTCATCCACGCAATATAAAGATAAAGAACACTGGATACAAAATTGAAAAATTCACTCCATTCCATCTTCCTCATCCTCATATAATGGACAAGGTTCCTCAAACAAATACTTCATTTTTAATTCCTGCACTTTTTCCTGTAACTTTTGGTAATCTTCTTCGGTCATCTACCTCTAAAGTGTAATTTTTAACCAAGGAAATAATGGGTCGATTACTCCGATAAGTCGAAGTAAACCTTCAGCAAAAAGTGCAAGAACAACCCAACCAACACACATACTGATAATTCCAGCATTACGATTATGTTTTCGTATAGCATCATCAATCATCTCCTGCACTTCACTACGACTTACATAATCATCATCATACGGACTCATCATTCTACTTCTCCAATTCATCTCCAAGAATTTTTGATAGGGGATCACTTTCCCCCTTTACAATTGCACATGCTCTTATATAAAACATATTGTTTGTATTTCCAGATTCTTCGAAGGTCTTTTTGACTTTCACCCAGTTGTTATAGGTGTGCTCGTCCATAAGATTTTATTTGAAATACTTACTAGCTATACTAGTCAGTATTTTAAAAGTGTCAACTTTGTGTTGAATTACACAAAGTGTTGAAGAAATTATAAAGTTTTTTAAACGGAGAGTGAGAGAATCGAACTCTCAAGGGCTTTAACACCTCGACGCTTTTCAAGAGCGGTTCCGTCACCTATCGGATTGACTCTCCTTGTTTATCGAACCTCAAAGTCCAATTTACGAACTTTGCGTTGTCGTCTTTGTTCTTGCCACTCAATATCTTGTTGCGACAAGACTCCTTTTTTATTTTTGGATTGATAGGAGTTTAGCATAACAATATTCGACAAGTCAAGTGCGGAAATTTTATCTCCACGTATCGTTGCCATATTTGGACAACCACAAGAAACTGTTTTATTCTGATGCCCCTCCAACTCCCTACCACAGGAGCGGCATCTAATCTTTATATTATCCATTGTATTGTTCTAAACTTCTTCAGTTTTTCAGTTATTTATCTAATATGTATTCCACAGTGTTGGCAACATCATTCATTGCATCTCTCAAATCAGGTTGCTGACCAGAATGACACTCGGAAGAAGTGGGAGAACCTTTCGATGTTTCTTCATAAAGAGTCCATCTCCACTGACCCATACTTTTAGAATACCACAGATTAATCTTCATTTGAATTTTCCCGACCAATCAACTTATATATCTTCTGCATCTCAGAAGACATCTGCATATTTTCTTTTTCTAACTGCTCTATACGATACTCCAAATTCTGTATGACATCATAAAGATTAGTAAAAGTTTCTTTTTTAGTTTTCTTTTTCATTAATCATAAACTCCAACATAACTCTTACACAACTTTTTATTCTTCTTACAAAACTGAAAAACATAAGCATCAGCATCAGTTTCCATAGAATGATGTGCCTGATTATGAAGAATTCCAATTAAAAATAAAGATCCACATATCATTAAATTGATATGAGTAATTGGAGATAAGAAAATCTGTTTGATTATTTTCATAAAAAAAGGGGTCCAGTGGACCCCCGTATTATAGCACTTATTCTGATTATCAGAAGGAGTACTTAACACCAGCCTTGGTGCCGTAACCAGTGTCGTTGTCACCAGTGATGAACGAAATTTCACCATAGAGGCTCAGAGCATCGGTCAGTGCGACAGAAGCACCACCCTTACCGGAGAACTCAACTTCGGTTTCAGCACCGTCAGGAGAGACGAGAGCAGGACCACCTTGGATGTACCAAGCAGCAGATTCACCCAGAGGACCTTCGTATCCTACGTGAGCATCGGTTACAGTTCCTTGATAGTCGCTGCCGACGAAACCAGAGTTGGCTTCGACATTCACGTAAGGACCTGCAAAAGCAGCACCAGCGGACATGGAGAGAGCAGCAGTTGCTGCGAATACAGATTTGATCATTTGTTAATACCTCGTTATTTTCTCGCAGAGTAATATACCTGCGGATGGAAAGAGACTCGACGTGTCTCTGTTAAAAACTTCGTGATTCAGCGAGTAGTTGAGGCTTCTTCACTTGGTTATTTATAAAGTTTTACAACAATCGGGAATAATCCCGAAGCGGATAACCGGAATCGAACCGGTGACTGGAGCTTGGAAGGCTCTGATTTTACCCCTAAACTATATCCGCAAGTGGTGAGGGATTGCTCCCTCAACGCATCTTCCTTCACACAAGAGGAAGTATAAGACAAGATTGTTATCTTGTCAAGCCTCTAGACAGAATTGAACTGTCGTCTCCGCTTTACAAGAGCGGTGCATCACCACAATGCTTTAGAGGCGTTTTAACCGTTTTCTAACAGCATTATCACTAACACCAAACATTCTACCAGTAGCAGAATAACCATTTTCAAGAACTAGTTTTTGTAACTCTTGATTACTTGGCCAGTCAGCAACTTCTCTATTTTTACGAGAGCATTTTACTGAACAGAATGTTTGGGTGATAGTTGTTAGTTTTCCACACTCTTTACAAGGGTGCTTTGGTTTTTCTGGTAAAGGTTTATCTTTAAATCTTTCATCAAATTTTAGCACATTATCTGGGATATTAGCAATACCAGAATGAACTTCACGATGACAATTTGAACATAAACAAACACACTTTCTAAGTTCTTCAACAAATATTTGTCTATTTGCTACGGATGCGGTTAGTGTAAAATCTTTTTGTGTAGGGTCAATATGATGAAACTCTAATGCTTCAACACATTTATTATATCCACAAATACCACACTTACCACCAAATGCATCAACTGCCCATCGTTTTCTTCTTTGACGAAATTGAACAACTGCTTTACTAGACACTCTAACCTCCAACTACATTATTATTTATAATATTTTAGAGGTTAGAACTCCCATCGTAGGTACTGCCCCTACCAATCTCCGATTAACAGTCGGGCCCGTTCGCTTGCTCGGTCGATGGGATTATGAGTTTGCCTTTTCTTCTTTTTTGACCTTGAAGTAAAGACTATAATATCTTTTCTTCATTTCGTCAATAGTATCCAAGTCTTTACCAAAACCCATATATTTGAGATGTTGGTAGACACCTTCTAGCTCACCTATGAATAAAAGAAGATTAGTTGAATCTTGTGGTCTTCCACCAAACTTGTATCTATCGAGATTGTCCATAAAAGAAAAAAGGACAACAGGCACGGCTGGGGTCGAACCAGCAATCTACCGCTTAGAAGGCGGGGGCATTATCCATTATGCTACGTGCCCTTGTTGACCCTCATATTATAAGAGATTAAACTGTATCTGTCAACCTTCTTCTGCGGTCTCTTCTTCTGCTGATTCTTCGGTGACTTCTGGTTCTGACAGTGTGACTCCGACAGCCTCAAGATACTCAATCGCACCTTGTGTCTTCAAGAACAACTCTCTGGTTCTTGTAGATTGATTTCCTAAATTATCCAAATCTGATGCAAGTTTGGATCTTTGCTCAAGGAGTTGTGTTAAATGATTTTGCTGTTCGTTCATTTCAATTTTATCAATTCGTTTTATTTATGCTAATCAGAATCATAAATAATCTCAGTTATACACATAATCCTTCAAATGAAAAAAGCATTAATTGCTTTTGGAATGTTATTGATGACAGGTACGGCAGCAAATGCCGGTACCCTTACACATAAACTTTCATCTAGTGTTCAACTAACGGTTGATGCTGCTGCTACCAGAGCAGTAAGAGTTGGAAACTCCTACTCTATATCCGGTAATGGTGTAACTCTCGATGTTGGTGGTGGTTCAAAAGCATCTGCCGATTATTCTGTAGGTGGTCTTGGAACTCTTTCCAGCGGTGTTGCTCCTGGTTCTGTTCCTACAGCATATCAAA